AACCCAACAAGAAGTTGCTTGCAGCCGTGATTACCTTAACCGTAGTGGCGGCAGTAGGGAGGAAGAACGTGTAGCTAACACCGAGGTTGTTAGGGTTGTTTGGATCAGAACCGGGACCAGACGAAGCAGGATCAGCAGCCGCGTTAAGCGCAGGTAGCGTAATCGTAGTCGTTGCGGCAGTGATGTTCATGATACGGCCAGCGTAGGTAACGTCATCGAGTGTCAATGTGGCAGTCGAAACTGCTTTGATTGAACCGGGGCCATCTGAAATAAAACCGTTCAATGAACGAACGGGACCTTGGAAAGTTGTAAGCGCCATAATAATATCTCCGTGTAGTAGCACATTCCCACACCATCGCTACTACGTCTGCTAGGACAGTTGATGCGGGATAAAAACCTAGTAGGTGTAAGCATACACCAGATAAATCAAAAGGGGAAGAGGTTTCCCTCTCCCCCTCAAGTTCTTATGTAGAACCGGATGAACCGAACATGCCGAGCGGGTCAGACCAGCCGAACGAATAACGCTCGCGGGCCTTGTAACGCACGTTGCCAGTATCGAAGTCACCGTCCATGCCCGTGCTCATTGGAGTACGAACAAAGTGCTTCAGGCCGTTTGGCACGTCGGTGGTCAGGAACCAGCCGTTCGTGTCGGTCAAGAAGTGATTGACGGTGTAGCCTTCTGGGATCGAACCGTTGTTCTTGAGTGCGTTGATATCGTTATCAGCCGTACCGACGCGAAGTTCGGTTTCGAGCAAACGAGTAGCAACAAACATCAAGTTTGGTGGAACGACCAGCTTACGTGGCTTCGCAGCAATCAGAAGACCACGCTCGTCAGTCCAAGCAGCAATCTGAATGACTGCGGCTTCAAGCGACGTTTCGTTAAGGTCAGTCTGCGTTGCAGGCGTATTCGAGTTAACACCACCAGATACAATTGGGTGTGAAGTCGAGAACAGAGCTACGCCATCACCACCGGAGTAGGATGCATTAAAGCCATTGTTCAAAACCGCAGCCGCCTTGGTCTGCTTGGTGTAGGACATCGCACGGGCAAGGGCCTTAGTATAACGAGCCGAGAGGCTGTCATACAAGTTATCTTCAATCGCTTCTTCAGTCAGCGAGAACCCGAGGGCAATCGTTTCGTGGGTGTAGCGAGCAGTGAAGACTTCCTGACCGTTGTCGTATGCGATAGCCGAACCTTCGTTCTTAACCGGAGCAGCGGAGAAGCCCGACAGCTTGGTTTCTTCTTCGAACGAACGTTCTGACGTTTCGGTGTCAAAGATTTCCTTATGCTCTTCGCCGTAGCGTGCATATTCCAAACCAAACAAAGCGTTTAGGCCCGGGAGGAGTTCTTTGAGGAGTTGTGCGCGTGAAATTGCCATGTCTTAATACTCCCCTTAGACGCCGGTTGGGTTGAGATAAAGATGCATACCTTGGTTCCACTTGACAACAACTTCCGTGAAGGAAGCTGGATAGTCGGCAGGTGAAGTTTCAGCAATGACATCAATGATGCGGATAGGGAACGTTGCGGTAGTACCCAAAGTGGAGCTAATAGCTACACGCGTGTTACCAGTATCAGTGTTACCTGCGTTCTGGACCAAAACAGCATTTTCACCGACGTTTGCACGGGTGACTGTGCCGATAGTGGTACCGCTTGATACTACGGCAACCTTGTACAGCGCGTCAGGGTCATCTTGCACGAATGCGACGATGTCTGAAGCAACAGTGTTAGCTGGGTAGTACTGACGGAACGTTAATCCAAAGGTTGGGTCGGTATACGAGCAACCAAGGAAAACGCCGACAGGGGTAGCCGCGTTTGTGCCAACGTCCTTACTGAGCGTTCCCGAGCTATTCAGCTTTACAACATCACCAAAGAAGATGTCTGTTGCAGAACCAGAAGTGATCGGAATCGAACGAGTAGCGCTGGCAAAAACCTGACCGCCGATCAAATTGATCGGAATGAGACCATATGGTCCCGAAACAGTAGGGTATGCCATGTTTCTAAACTCCTAAGATTTATTTGCCTGAACCAAACGATGTTTTGGACTTACGCTCTGTAAAGAGCGGCATCCTCGGATCGTTCTCTCGCATGAAGTTGCTATCCACTGATTCATTCTGAGCTTGGGTCATCTTCTCAAAGTGAGCACGACGTTGATCCATAAACTCAGTAGGAATCTTGCAAAGCAACAAACCTGCCATCTCTATGTTATCCTTAAAGCGGCTATCCGGGTCGGTTAGATTTTGGAACTTTGGTTGTTCCTCAATCCGAACGGGTTCCCAGCCTTCACGAAAAGCCGATGAAGTATTGCGAGCATCATTCTGCCCCAGTGTCGATACACGTACCCAACGGTATATGTATCCGTCTAACTTATCAGGCTCAGGCAGCGTTGAAGCTGGTTGCCAAGCCTTAGGCCGTTCGGCCTGTGCACGAGTGTCTACATCACGCATAATACGATTCTCAGCCATTTCTGTTCTCCTTAGCAACTTCACGAGCATATTGCTCGGCGGTTAAACCCAACTTTTTAGCTATTGCTAGCTGGGACTGTCTTAGTACGATCTTTTTGGAGGATGTACTTCGTGACGCAGAGGCGACAACGGCTGATTTATTTGCACGCGAAGCAGGTTTTGTGTCACTGCTAGCTGGTTCAGAATCCCCAAAATACTCAGGAAAACGACGACGCATCGTTGTGTCGATAACGCCCCAATATTCGTCAGTACCGATGTACTTATCACCGTACTGTTTTTTGAGCTTTTGATCTAGCCCTATAGCCGAGGCGGTCATTTCCTCATCCAGACCAAACCATTGATTGCGCTCTTGCCACGCAGTCGTTTTCTGATCTGGGCGCGGGATTTGGACCGCTTCCGGAGTAACTTGTACCTCAGTCTCTTGAGCTTGTAAAGTAGGTTTATAGTTAGCAAGTTGTTCGAGCCTATATTGAGCAGTATTTAGCTTTTCTTGGGCGTCGAGTATTTTGTCTGTATCCCCTGCTTCATAAGCATCACGGTAAGCTCTACGAGCTTCAGAGAGTTCAAACTCTACGTTTTGCTTAACACTACCGACCAGTGACTCCTGCCCGTGGGCGATTGTTTGGCGAAGCTGTTCGGCTTCTTGGCGATAGCGTTGTGCAGCAGTAAGAGCCTCATTCTGTTCGCGCTGATAGCGTTCCTTTTCACGGCGCTCATCATGCCAGACCTTCTTCATCTGTTTTAGACGAAGCTTAACCTTTTCAGAATACTCTTCGAGTTCGTCGGCTTCGAGTTCGTCAACGATCTCCTGCGGCATCGGCTCACGGCCTCGGTCGGCCTCAGGGGTATCGTCTTCTACCTCAATCTCGGGTGCCGTAGCTACGGCCTCATCTTCAATTTCAAAAGAGAAATCATCATTTTCTTCAGTCATTTGTGCCTCCTAGGCTTATGCGCGTGAAATACCTCTGGGGTCTTCAACCACCCCTTCGATTGCATCATCGTTAAGTATGCGGAACTCTCGGCCATGGATTTTGACGCGGGTACCGGCATGTGGTCGTACAAGGACGAAATCGCCCTCTTTGCACCACGGGCCACTTGGGAACCGTTTCTTGTCCTTGTAGGCGTCAGGACCAACTTTCATGACGAACAACGTAACCGTCAGCAGTTCTTCGTGCTGAAGGGTTATATCCGCCTTGATAATCCCGCCATCGGTCTTCTTCTCGATATCTGGCAGCGCACAGAGAATGCGATATCCAGAGGGATCAGGAAGCTGCTTAGGTCGATCTTCGACAGCAAATTCGGATGCTGCGCCGACCTTAGGTATGGGTTTACCTGCTACGTCGATAAGATCAGTCATCATCAGCCTCCATGCGCTCTACGGTTTCTATGATGATATTGTTAGCTACGAGTAAGCCACGGTAGATGCCGCAAGCATACTTATAAGCCCCAAAATCAGCAGCGTTACCCATTGCCATGTCTGCTTCAATAACCCTTAACTCGTCCTGCACCTTTTTTGACAGGTGCCTGAGTAGATCACTCATTTGTTACCTCTTCTGTTGTAGGAGAAGCCAGAGTGGCTTCCCTTTGTTGCTGGTTCATATTCATCTGCTCACGGGCAACTTCCATGCCAATGCGTAGACCTTCAGCCTCTTGTTTAGCATCTAAGTCACCCTTAGACGTCGCAAGTTTTACGCCAGCCTGTAGGCCAGCGATTTCTTCTTGTGATTCGATACGCATCTGCTCAAGCTCGATACGGTCGTTCTTCTCGGCAGCGTCAACCATAAGTTTCTGCTTCTTGAGTTCAAGTTCGCCCTTCTTGATCTCAAGTTCTTGCATCTGCATCTGGACGATTGGGTCCTGAGCCGTTTGCTGGTTCTGCTGCTGTTGCGCTTCATCCTGCTTCTTTTGTAAAAGCTGTTGTGCAGCGGCTGCTGCGAGGCGTGAAACCTGAAGCTCTGTATCTTCGCTCATCTCGGCATTGGGTGGCGGAAGTGGGACGCCAGCTTGTTCTTCTACCTGTTTGCGATAGGAGAACGCCAAATGCTCTTGCATATGCGCCTGCATAGCAGCCATGGCGGTCTGGCCCTGCGGGTTCTGGCCAATCATTGCCATAACCTGTGGGTCCTGCATCATCCCTATATGCACAGCAATATGTGCCTCATGGTCTTGGTAGATGAATGCTTTGACTGGCTTACCGTTGATGACGTCCATGTTTTCGGACACAGGGTCACGCGGCTTCATGTCGTCACCATCTTTAAGCGGGACAAGCTTCTCGGCATTCGTAATACCTAATACGTCAAGCATCTGGCGATGCAAGTAGGGCATGTCGTAAATCTGCGGGGCAGTCTGAGCCAACTGAAGCACAGCTTGATACTGCACGATCTTCTGCGCCATTGTAGCAGCGTTGGGGTCGGACACAGGTATAACAGCGACCATATCATAGTCGGCTTGTTTTGCCTTGCGGCTACCTTCTACGGGGTCATAGCTGTACGACTCTGGTGTATAATCACGGATAATACCTTTGAGGAGCTTAAACTCCTGCTTCATCGAGTAATGGACGCGTGCCTGAATAGCAGACATAGACTTAAGCGTACGCTCAAGAATCGCCAGCGTAGTGCCCACAGGAGCCTGCCCAGACATATCGCTGATCTTCATATCAGCAGCGCCTGCAAAACGACGGCCTTCCTCTACGATGGTACCCAGAAGGCTATAGAGTACTTGGCTTGGCTCCTTATAGGGCAATGGCATGATGTTATCACGCATTGTCCCCGAGGCTACGTCTACATCACGCCATTCAGCAGGTGCTATGGGTGTGTCGTCTCCCTTGACACGCAAGCCTTTAGTTTTAAAGCCACCCGGTAGGTTAGATAAAGTACCAGCATCAACAAGCTGACGAATAAGACTGGTGCCAGACTTAGCAAAAGCACCAATAAGGTGAATAAGGCCAAAAGCGTAGAAGCCAAAACCCGGAATGTACGCGTAATGTACAAAGTGATTGCGTTTCTTTTTGAGGTCATCATCGGGGTTCCAGTTACGACGGATAGCAAGGACTGTAGTCGTACCTTTTTCAATAGTGACGATATAAGGCACAGCAATGTCAGCTTCGGACTCTTCCTTAGCAAACTTGTCGTCAGGCAGTACCAAATCAACCTGCATCTCAAGCAGCTTGTACCGGTCATCTGTCGATGCGCGGAAACCCATCTTCTCGGCAATAGCCTTTTCAACCTCATCCATCGTATTGACGGGGTCTTCAAGCTCAACGTCACGGTAGAACCCAGCGGCCTGCAGTTTGGCCATCTCATTCGGGGTTTTCCGCATTATATGGGTGACGCGTTCAGTGACTTCCAAGCTGGACGCGCCATAAGGTACAACTACGTCCTCGGCTGGTACGTACATTGACGTCTGACGACCGAGTGATGGGTCGTAATACACCTTTTTGAACG